CAATCCTTAAGTGTAATGGATTGAGCGATGCTTGTTGGGCCTTAAGAACAATAAGCGGTTTCGATAAGGAGAAGCGATTGCTTGCTTGTGACCTTTCAGAACTTGCTGTCCCCATTGTCCATGAGCAATTCTCAGACAGGGAACGTCCGCTGAAACAGATCGAAGCCTCTAGACAATATGCTTGGGGCAACATAACCCTTGAAGAATTGAGGAAGGTGCGGAATGATAAAAATGATCTTGTCTACACCTCAGATAATGCGGACCTCGCCATGATATACTTGCGCAGTCTTGATCTGGGTGACGCATGTAAACATACGATGGATGAAACATTTCTTAAATATTTTGGATAATACAATCTATAGAAGAAAAGAGAGAAAATGAAAGTTGAACCCCTAACCTTCAAAGCCCCCAAGACTCGCAAGCAATGCTTGGAAGCTATTCGATTCCTTTCTATTAAACTCCTTGCCCTCGATCCAATGACGAAGAAGGTTGCAATGAGGGGGATCACGGGGATCATACATTTCGTAAAGAAAATCGATTGGACCGATAATATTTTGCCCATGGTCAAGGCCCTCCAGAATCATGATATAGAATTAAAAGAAATTCTTATGATCTGCCATGAAGTGTCAGCCACAGAGTTAGGCCTATGGAATAAAGATAAGCACACGATGAAGGCCGAAGCATTGGGTTATGTTTAATGTCTTGGGTGTAAAAATTTTGTAAATAAAAAAATTTTGGTTGTGACTATGAAGAGGCATACACTCCTTTCTCTGGATGGGACCCATTAACTTTTGAAAGTTTTCCACATAAACTTAATGAGATTTCCGAAACACATAAATTCACTGAAGGGATTACTCTTATGTTTAAAGACTATGACGCCTTGCTAAACAGTCTTTATGTTGAGCATGCAGAAATCTTCCTTAAAACTCATGAGCTAAACTATCTATTTAATTTATTTGCATGGGGGTTGACACACCAAGGCTCTCACTACTGGAACAGAATCTTTAGGGGTGAAACACCATTGACAAATAATGCCAAGGCTTATATCAGACTGATGCTCGAAGCAAAGAGAATAGCAGACATTCCATTTTGAGGAGAAACTCTTATGACCAATGATAATCGTGAACTATTGGTGGGGTCACTCGCAGCTCACCGTGTCGAAGAGTGTTTGAGGGAGGATGGCAAGAAATATCTTGACACACTATTCGTCTGGCAATTCACCGAGCAGGGCCATGCCCACTGGGATGCTATAGCAATGGGCAAGACTCTCATGACTGTTACTGACAGGGATTACATCCTAACACTTTATAACGAACATAAGAAGGGCTTGACTACTCCATAGGCTTATGTTATCTAGAGAAAAGTAATAGATTGTCAACTATAGCTAGGGAGAGAACAACATGCAAACCAAGCCAAGCAAAGTATTCATCAGCAATCTTATCAAAACTCTATATGATATGCATTATGAACATGTTATAGCCGCCATGTATACTGGATGGGACTGGAATCTGAACAGTTACGATCATTCATTCTGGAGTGATGTTGTTCATACTCTTCGCGAGGCTGTAAAGAATGATGATGAGATTCATCCTGATCGGATTGATGTCATAGCCACAGCTCTCCTATCACTCAAGACTGAAGCCTGAATTTCAAGCCCATAAGGAGAGGCTCTAAGATTAGAGCCAAGTACTCATCATGAACATCGCGAAACCAAAGTGTCTTGACCCTCGTACTCACAAAGAATACATGGAAGCCATTCGTTATCTCTCAGTCATGCACTCACACGAAGGTGTGTCGACAATGAAGGCCATCATATTCTTTGCGCAAGCAGCTGATCGAACAAGCAGCGTTGCCTTCATGTTGCAAGCTATAGCAGATGGTCACAGAGTTTTAGAAAATAAATTTGCGGTCTGTCACATGATGTCTGCCATGGAGCTTGACTTATGGAACAGTGACAGCGACGCCATGATGATCAAGGCCTTCAGTGGTATGGGGTTTGAGGCTACCTAAAGTCTATAGTTTCCCTAGAGAAAAGTAATAGATTCCTAGCTATACTTAAGGATTTAAAAATGGACATCGACGCTGAAATGGCCATCAAGAACGATGATGGAACAGAAACCTACGTCACATTGAAGTTTAAGACTGCTTCGGTGGCTCGATCCTTCGCACAAGTTGCCCACAAAGCCAGTAATGTGACTGGAATAGCCCTAAAAGGTCTTGATACTGGCTATGAAGTCATGACTTTTGTCTCCATGAAGGAATGGGAGGCTATTAAAGCAGCCCGAAAGTCTATAGTTTCCCTATAGGAAAGTAATAGATTCCTAGCTATAGCTAGAGATTTAAAATGAAGACTCGCTATGAGAATAAGGAATTAGAGCCATAAAGACTGAATATATTACCATGACCATGCTTGGACGGGCTATAATGGCCCGAATGGCTCTAATTTAGAGCCTCAATGGGAAAATATTGCGTTATTTACCCTAAAATGACCCTATTTTAGAAGATTCTTTCTATAAACCCTAGGGGATAGTGAACAAATCTTGCGTATTACGCCCCTTTATTGAAAGATTCTACCATTGAACATGACCCAAAAAGAAAGATATTCTTTGATGAGACAGCAGATCCTTGGTGCTCTGCTGTCTCAAGGGCCTCCAAAGGATGCCGTCCCATCCTTTCTTATCGTCCAAGTAGAGGATGAAGAAGGTGGCTTACTCCATGATATTACTGGGGATTTCTATCAAAAGCTACACAAGGCTGCTACTCTATGCTCTGCTCCCGGCTCTTATGTTGTGGCAGTCAAACCCATAGCCAACATTCTTATTGACAAGGCTGGTGAGATTGAGTTAGAACCCTATGAATTCTTGAACTCCTAATCTTAGGAGTGTACACCATCCAGACGAAGATGAGGAATGAGGACACATGAACATCAAGGACAAATATCTCAATGAGAGCAAGGCTCTACGAGTAGAGATCGATGATCTTAAGGAGAGTATCAAGCCTGTTCAAAGAAAAATTAATGATCTTGTCACTAACCTCATAGACACTAACAATAAATTGGCTGAAGCACGGCGGGCTCCAAGGGTTACTGATCATGCTGTGATTAGATATCTTGAGCGAGTCTATGACTTTGACTTCGAAGAGGTGAGGCGTGAACTCCTTACCAAAGAGGTTAAGAGCGCGATGATCATGGGAGCCACGAAGGTCAAACAAAACAATTATTCCCTTATTCTAAAGGGCAATACAATCGTTACGGTGACCAAATAGATCATGGATGGCAAGCCCTGTTATTTGATCATGGATGGCAAACCGGCTCAAGCTCTTGCATGGTCAAGGGTTGGTGGCGACGTGAAAATCCTTGTGAGGATCAAAAGAACTCTTTATGTCAGGCAACTCCGTCATATTGCTGAGTCCGAACCACGAAATAATGCTTGCATATCCCCTCCAGCCCTGCTATACAAGAACTTGCCGAAGATTCAGGGTGCTCGGATGAAATCACAAGAGGAAAAGAAATGAATATTATATTTGAAAACAAAGGGCTTGAGCTTCTTGTCGAGCAAGAGGAAAGCTCTGGACTATTCTTCGTGACCTATGCAGGCTCTTGTAGTCAGGCCATGCGTTATGATGAGTCCATCGTCCAGATTGGTGAGGTTATCTTTGAACATGCTGAGAAGAATGGTGTCGTAATCGCTCCAATCTTTTATGATCAGGGTGGAGAATTGATAGACAGGCAAGGCTTGGACATCGATATTGATGACATTGACAAGCTGAAGACTCACCCCTGAGTCTATGAAATGTTAGGTTATTTCCTTGACACGGGCGAGAACAATCTCTATGATCGGACAACCTCGACAGTCTTTGACGTGATTTACTGGGCTGCAGAGCCTGAGAACGGTAAAATATATGTTTTGGTGATTGACAAAAGTCTTCAGCAGCGAAGAGTCGTTATCCAAGCTGAACTGACTGGACAACCATACAGAAATCCTTGCTATTACAGGGAAAAGCAGATCATTGACCTTCGAAATGTTCGTAAAGTCGCATGGATAATAATAAAACACTGTATAAAAGAATGCAAATAATTAAAATATTCTTCTTCATCACAACGAATACCTAACATTAACTATTGGTAATAGAACCAATAATCAAAATCCCTACTGATAATAACTCATCTCTCTTATATACGAAGATTAAAATGATCGCATACCTCAACTCAGAAGGGCATCGGGAGCCCGTAACCATTATCTCATACTCTATAGGTATAGAGACAGGCTATGAGATATTGATTCAACGCCATTGCGATGGTAAATATCAGACTGTTCATCAGTCTTGTCTTAGCACCACAAGATGTCGTAATAGGTGGCGTAATTTACGTCCTTTATGTTGTCCGACCCCGCTCCCATTAAGAAATATAAAGAAAGCTTGACTCATGCTAGGTTATTGGATATGTCATGATAACCCCAACCCTATAGCGGTTCGTATAAAGGCATGGCACCAGAATTCGGAGGGAAGGATTTTTATTATGATCACCATAATTGATTCAGGAGTAAATTGGGTTATACCATGGGACGAAATTGCTGTTGTGCCCCATAGAAATCCTTGCTATAACACGAGAAAACAATTCATCAATCTTAGGAATATACCTCGTATATTCTATTCTGAGGAGAGTGTGTGAGATATGATTGGTTACCACATAATATTTGGGGGATCAAAGCCCCGTAGGATTACTGTCTTATCATGGGCGGGTGACAAATATAATATTCCCCTCTTACTCGTACACTATGAGGACAAGGAGAAGGAGAAGGCTGTATTAACCCATGATATAATCTCTCCCCTACATCACAGAAATAATAATAATTATACCGGGAGCTACATAAACCTTAGGAATATACCTCGTGTTACAATGGCTGAGATGAGTGCCAATCGTCAACGGTATGCGTTATGAAATGTTATAGACATTATATCGGACGGGTTAATGGCTTGATTGTCTATCAGACTTATATCCAGCCCGTTGATGTCTTGTTTCGAAGAGTGAAGGATACTCCAGACGATCATGATGTTATTGCATGGGATCATGTTAAGGAAGAATATATTTTTCTTTGCTCCGAAGACCTTACGCCCTATCCTATAAGGAATTATGCCATGGAGATCGAGACTCTGGCTACACACAATTTTAATATCGTTGGTGTGGGGAAGAGTCGATGAAATGCTATATCGTACATCGGGCGAGCAATGGTACATATTACACACGTACTCCCCAAAAAGTTATTGCCCGAACTCTTATGAATAACTTTTTGGTGGAGGACACTGTTACCCAGACCTTGGAGATACATCCTGCCAATTCTCTTACTGCTTGTAAGATAAGGAATAGAACCCACATTCATCCTCCGGACATGACAGGGAAGAATGTTCGGGTCATGTGCTACATGACTATGAGGACAAGGAGAAGGATGTATTACCAATAATATGTGCCATGTTTCCCTTAACAATATACCTGTCATATCCTTTGATCGAATGGTGAGGATACGAGATGAGTAAATTATGTTGGGCCATTTCTTTTTACAACAAAGGGTACAAGACCGGTGCCTGTTATGATATCGTGGGTGGTCATGATACAGGTAGTGGAAATATTCGCCTTCTGATACGTGACCATGATGATGGGGCGTACTATCTATCCATGGGGCAGAGTGTTATGCCGGTGCCTCTAAGAAATAAACAAATTAATCACCCAAGGACACAACGATGGATAAAGAATGTGCCCTATATATCCTTTGATCAAATGCAGGAGCGCCTAATCAATGCTTGATACACGGGTATATACCTTAGATTATGAGCCAGACTTTAGTGATGGCAATATGCGTTTCACCACAAATAATAATGTTCACCATATCATAAAGGGATGGTGTATTTCCCATAATAACAGATATGTCCATGTCTTGCTTTTCAACGTCACCAATAATTTCTATTTCATAAAATTTTTACATGATCTTTGCCTGTCCCCTATTCGGAACCGGGGTACGTCGACAGGCCGCCATCCCGAACTCAATAACGTACCCCATGTGGCATATGAGGATATGGAAACAGTAAGGGATATGGAATAATGGAACGGATATGTTACACACTATGTCACCACAAAGGGGTTGGATACTGGACCCATGATGTCTCGGGGGATTGGTCTGTTATTGCCCATTGCCCCAACAACGGAAAGACTGACAGCTATGTGCTGATCTATAGTAATGCATGTGATGCGTACAAGATATCACTGAACAGTATGTTGGTCATATATCCTACCCGGAACTTGGGGGATAATAAAGGTGTACAGCCCTCCATGAATAATGTAGGACGGATGGCATATGCCGATATGATGAAACTGATGAAGGATAAACCATGATGGGAACATTCAAAGATTGGGATTCGTGTAAATGCTACACATTCAAGTACGACAATGATTTCAACATAGTCCCTACAGTCAACATATATGACTATGATCTTATAGTGGGTTGGTGTCCAATGCCACCCAAGGGGAGCGCTGTGCTGATCTATAATCCCAGCACAAGGAACCACGACATCGCACTCTTAAATATGCTTATGCGGTTCCCTGTCCGAAATTCAGGAACAAACTCGTTTGTTAGGCCATCATTGAAGAATGTTACCCAACTCTCTATAGAACAAATGGAAGCAAAGATGGGTGGAAACAGTGACTCTTAAGAGCTATAGATGACATGAGTAATATCTATGCATACAGGATATGGCGGTTTAACCAAGACGGGATTACGACATATTACACCGAAGCCGAGCCCTATATCGTGCTCGCCCAAGCTTCGGACAAAAGCGTTGCCTATCTTTTGGTTGCACGTAATGGCCGGAAACTGATGATGCTTCAGAAACTGATGTATGGTTCCAAGATTCGAAATAATACAACTGTGCGGCCTTCATCAAAACCAAGTCCTAACATCCCCCGCATATCGATTGATGAAATGATGGAAATAAACAATTGACAACGGTTTGAGATGTGGTATGGTGCCCTCATGATGAAAAATTTATTTTTATTGATACTTCAGACCATAGGGTTTATTGGCATCGTTGTCATGATATTCTTGGTTTGGACTGAGATTATCACAAACGTGATATGGGTCGTACCAATCATACTTCTGGTTATTGTGCCAGCCCTGATACGTGAGATGGAGGGTGGAAGTGATTAGTAATCTATCACCCAAACAAATGAAGGCCGCACAGGCAGACAGATCGGGATGGTGGGCCGAAGATTATTCCCTTGCTATTGACAATGCTTACGCCATGGCCAACTGGTGTGAGTGCAAGCATCAGCGGACCCAAGAGGCAGCGCGTGGCAAGGATCATTGGATCACACAGAAGAAGGCCTATATTGCAATCGCGGCAGAATTACGGGTTGGTCGAAAAGAAAATCATAGAGGATGATGAGAAAAATGAGTAATTGGTTTACACGTATGCTTGGTAAGCAACAAGAGGATGACTTTGGTGACCTGCCGGACGCTGACGTGGTATATGATCCTACCACATTGTGTGTGGATGCATTTGCACCCCATAACAAAACATGCGGGGAACTGGAGGCTCACTATGGACCACGCCCGGATTATTCTTGGGTTGAATATAGGATTAAGCCGATCCTTGACGCAGGAGTTCGCTGGTACAGGGTGACCAAGGTCCATTGCTCGACACGAATTAATGGAGGCGATGGATCAATCGAACTGATGGACTACTTCGATGAACGGGATTGGGCCGAACAGATGGTGGTGGAAGGTAATGAAGAAGGCCGTCCCGAGCTGGAAAATAATAAATTGTTGCTTGAAAGCTGGTTCACAAATCGCGAGCAAGTTGTTGCGGCATATTATCGTTCTCTGTCCACCGAAGAATTGACGGGCTTGATCGATTTATACAATAATACCTCAGGTCTCGGGCGTTATGGACGCCATATGTGGGTTGCACCGATCTATCATAACATCATTAATGAACTAAAAGCACGGGGTATATCACTATGACACAAAAACTTGTACATAACATTCTGTTGGGTATTTGGTGGGCTTTCCTTCTCGCGATACTGGGTGCGATAGTGTACTTGGCGGTACAGATACCTATTGTGGGATGGATGTTCATATCATTTGCGTTGGTTGTTGTGTGCTTATTGATATTTATTGGGAAAATTCTCACGACTCTTGAAAATAAGTTCAGTGACTGGAGAAAAACCCTCCCAAAGGGGTGAAATTCACCCTAAAATACCCTAAAACAGCCCATTTTGACCATATTTTGGAGAAAATACGATGAAAACACTAGATATTGACGCGGTAAAGACCGCGAAGGACAACATCAAAGATATTAAATTCTTTGGTGATCCCCACACATTCAGATTGATTTCCAAGGCGTCTTCCAAAGAGGAAGATTGGATGAAGTCAACCAAGGCCATGGAAATCGAAGGTGTGGGTTGTGTCATTCAAGTGACTACCCAACAAGGTGACAATGTCGCCGAGGCCTTAACCTTCGTACCGGGTGTACGGATCGAAGAATATCCTAACGGCATTCGTCGTATTATGCCTATTCCACATCCGAGCGGTTATCCTGCCGGGTTTGTTCCAATAAAAGATCGAATAATTGGTTAGGGTGATCCCTATCTAACACGGTGGGCGTCGGGCCGTCGTATAGAGTTTGTGTTGCCTTCGGGTTCCTGCTAGTGGGATCACTTCATGAGTCGATCTAGCTAAACACAACACCCGACAATTTAAAAACTCCTTGCTTGTATAAATAGATATGACCCACGAGATTGCAGTCTCCGGTCATTCTAGCCAAGCAAGGAGTTTTTATGACCAGCAAAAATATTTATACCCCAAAACGATTTTACGTCTATATGTATCTCCGGGAAGATGGAACTCCTTATTATATTGGTAAGGGGTCTAAACGTCGTGCATGGTCAACTGTTAGAATAGTAAACAAACCCTATGATCCTGCGAGAATTAAAATCTTTCTTGATGATCTTGACGAACAAGATGCATTGAATTTGGAAGAGGTCTTGATTGCCCAGTACGGACGTAAGGACAACGGTACAGGAATTCTTCGGAATCTTACCGAAGGAGGGGATGGCGTATCTGGTTACAAATACACGCCCCAACAAAAAGCGGAGAATAAAAGGCGGGTGATAAAATCAGTTGGTAAACCATGCGTATGTGTTGGTCATCGGTATGAAAGTGTGATAGCAGCCGCAAGAGCTTTAGGTATAACTACCAAAGCAATCCGACACCGGATTGCTAGTCCCAATTTCCCAGACCATAATTACGAAACCCCAACCAAGGACGACGAACTACGCTCGGACGCCGGAGCACAAAGAAAAATAAATCGTGTGGCTCAATACAAACCCGTAATGATTTCAGGAATTGAGTATGAAAGTATTAATTGTGCGGCAAAGTCTATCGGTGTTAGTGTAACACTAGTGTACAATAGAATCAGAAATGACTTATGGCCTGAGTACAAATATCTTAATCCAACCAAATCAGATAAAGCAAGAATTAAGAAATTCCAACAGGACCGGATAGGAAGACCAATCCAGAAACCGATAACTATTGATGGAATAAAATACTGTAGTTTTCATGAGGCTGGGCGGAAATTGGGCATTACGAGAGAACAACTCAGGAAAAATTTAGTATATAACCATGACTCCTTTTGATTTGAGGATCGATTCTGTCCAAATCTCAAATTTCCACCCTTGCTTTTTGCAATAATGTGAGGCCGCTTCCCACTTTGATATGTTCTTAGCGTAAATAAGTTGTTCACCCAAATATGACGCAGTTGTTTTTTTTGTTTTTCTTTTGGGTTTGGTGGGTGGTCTGGTCTGCTTTTCTGGCTTAATTTCTACAGCCGTAACTGTTCCATCTACCCACTCTATCCACAAATCCACAAAATATCTGTGGATTCTACGGTCGGTCAAGCACCGATAACTCACAACAAGCTCTTCGCTATTCCATCTTTTAATTTTTGGGTTATTCTCACACCAGATGAACGCAGAACGCTCTAACGAGCTTCTATACATGACCTTCTTAGGGTCACCCAAATATTTCTTGGGTTTTTTTAAAGTATATTTGCCTTTGTGGCATTTGCCATAGCCCATTACATTCCCTTCGGTGTCTGTCCCGTATAAATAACAGTGAAACGTTTCAATCACTATTTATACGGAACACCCAGTATGACAGCACTAGTATTTCCCCTAACGAATGAAGAGCGCCAACGCGCAACAGTTACTTTCTATTTGTTAGATTCGGATGAGTCCCCAATCGAAGGGTCACGGGTTGTGTTATACCTCCCCAAGACTGTTGCTGTCGCTGATGGTGTTCAGTACAATAACATTAAACTTGGTATCCTTGGCAGGGAGGCCGCGTCAGCGGCAGCGGCTGCAGGTGGGGATGCGACCGCTGATGATCTTGGGAGACAGGCCCTTTCCGCGGCGCGGCGTGTCACCGCTAGTTTTTCGGATGCCGTGGTTAGTCTTGGAGACGCTGCGTCTGGTGATGTGGTCGGAAGCCTCACAAAGGTCCTACAAGCAGCTGGATTTTATTCTACAGGTGTAGGTGCTGGTATTCGTGTTGGCCTTGGTCGCACTGCCCACCCCCACGAAAGATCGATCTTTGAGGGCGTAAACCTTCGGCAGTTTTCATTTGAATTTGATCTTGTTCCATCTGATGCAAGAGATGCCGAACGTATCAATCAAATTGTAAAATTCTTTCGTTCCAGATTGTACCCCGAAGTGTTGACCGGTGGTCTGGCATACGTGCACCCCACAAAATTTCTTTTGGAATACAACTATGCTGTTGACGGCAAGACCAATAAGAAGATGGCCCACAAGATCAAGCCCTGTTTCTTATCCGGTGTTAGAACCACATTCAACCCAAATGGTGCCCAAGCATATCATGCCGACGGTGAATTCATGTCTACTCGTATCGAACTATCGTTCAATGAGGAGAGAGCACTCGAGCGGCAGGATGTGGAAGAGGGTTTCTAAATGGTGTACTTTTCCAAGTTCGAAACGATCCAGTACAAGTTTGGCGATTCAGATGTTCCGGTCGACTTCACCAACCTGTCACAATACGTTGATATAATTGATCAGTTTAAGGACGATGCCACGGTCTATGAGACATATACTCTGTCTGATGGGGAACGCCCCGATGTGGTATCCTACAGATTATATGCCACAACAGATCATTATTGGACATTCTACTTACTCAATGATGGTATCCGACAATCTGGATGGCCCCTGTCATCCCTAGAATTGATCGATCATATCAAAGAAGAAAGTGTTGGACAGGTTCTTGTGTCGTCGGGTTCGTCCGTCGGTGCAACCACAGGCTTCACACAACCCACCATGACTGACAAGTTTCCGGTCGGGACAGATGTACATGGTTCATCCACCGGGGCCTTCGGTAAAGTGTATGCCCGTGATGTCTCCCTTGGACAGATATTTGTCACATCAGAAAATGGTATTCTGTTTGGTCAAGAGACCATCAAGGATGTATTGTCTGGGGCTCCTAATCATCAGCTCGATTTAGACAGTGCATCCGAGACTATCAACGCTGTGCACCACTTCGAAGATTCGGATGGCAACATTGTGGACATCGATCCTATCTCAGGCATTGATGCCGCAACACTCACACCCGTAACATTTAAAGAATTTTTCACCAATCGAAATGATGACCTGTCGTCTATCCGCGTACTTCGTAAGAATGTGGTCGGACAGTTTGCATCTCTGTTCCGTGAAGCTATCACAAGCTAATGGAACACCAAGCCCCAAATCGTTACACATTGGGTGACATCATCATTGATGGCGAACGCTTTGACGAGCCCTATAATGTGGCGGCGATCATGATTGAACTCAACCTGTTTGAAAATCTGGACATCCCTTATATCACGGGGAGCATTCTCTTGTCTGATAGTGCTGCCCTGTCGACTATCATCAATTTCAATGGGCAAGAGACCATCACAATCAATGTGGCTGTTAATGACGAAGAGCCACTCAAGAAAACTTTTATTATTCACGCCGTGGGTAACACAATCAAGAGTGGGTCAAACCAAAGCTCTATCATTCTTCTTCATTTCATTGAGGCCCATGGCTATCACTCCAATTTCTTGCGACTAAATGACAGTCATGATGGCAAGTTCGATAAAATTATTTTCAACGTATTGACCGGGTCCTTAAATCTTAAGTTGAAAGCAGATCAGTTTGAAGAGTGTCATCAGTCCGCAAGAGTGATTGCCCCCAACCTGACACCACTAGGGTTCACTGATATGTTGCGCCGAAGGGCAACCAGTGCGTATGGAGAGCCGTTCTATCTTTATTCGACACTTCGTACCGGAATCAACTTTCGGTCACTGGGAAGCCTCTATAGCGATCAGTCGTCTTTGGGGTCTTATAGGTACACGCGCGTCATGACCGAAGTGGCAGACGTATTTGAAGATACTGCCCACCGTATCCTTGATCTAAGCATGGGGTCAAGCGACGACACGATTGAATTGGCCAAGCGTAACACGTTTTCGGGTGACTATGTGTCCCTGAATACATTTAGGAGGCGGCCCCTAGACAAGAACAGGTCCACATTCGACCTTAAAGAGGACTTCCAGAGACGTAAAGACGCCGGAAGACTCGCGGACAACCGCAATTTCAATCAGTTCGACACCAAATTTACTGTGGGGCCGGAAGAAAAATCTTTGAATGATGCCAACAGAATAATCATTTCTCATATAAATACATCTGACATGTACGGCGCGGATTCCAATGCATTTGATGAAGAGCCAATAAACGAAGACCACATCAAGAGAGTAGCGCGCGAGTCCAACCTGAACATGCTGGACAAGCAGGCAATGAACATCACAATTCCCGGTCATTCCATGCTGCACACATCAAAGAACACGTCGGTCGGCACCTTGATCGACATCACAATACCCAGAGATGCCCCACTGACAAGACACGAAGACGAGCGGCTCGTAATTGATAGTAAGCGAAGTGGCACCTATCTGGTTACGGCTTGTCGACACAAGTTTGATGGTGAAGGTCAATATTATGCTGCCCTGCAGGTCAAGAGAACAGACACACGCGATAATCTTGAAGACGATTCAGATCGAAATGTAAGGTAATATGATAAATAATTTTTACGGAAACACAACCAGTTACTTTATTGGCGTTGTCGAAGATATCAATGACCCGCTTGAAGCCGGGCGCGTTCGTGTGCGCATTTTTGGGCTTCACTCCGAAGATGCTGATGTGCTCCCCTCATCTGACCTCCCATGGTCACAGATTACCTTGCCAGCAACCGAAGCTGGCATTTCTGGTATTGGTAGGACTGCTACCGGTATCCTCAATGGCGCTCAAGTGTTTGGTATATTCCTTGACGGGGAAACAAAACAAAATCCTTTGGTGCTTGGTGTCATTTCAGGCATCTCCGATCCTACTAACGTACAAATTAATCGTGATGGTGGCAGGGGCCTGCCCGGCAACAACCCAGAACGGGCATGGGATTATTTCATCACCAATGGTGCCACTGAAGAGCAGGCAGCAGCCCTTATAAGTGTCATTGCGACCAAAGGGAAGTCTGACACTCTTGATGTCGACACCCTGATCACAAATCTTGTGACCGATAGTCGGCTATATCTTGAATGGGTAGCTCGACGTCAACTGGACCCAAGAGTTCTTGAGAGTGTGTTGTCCTATTACCTTGAAGGTGAGGTCACAGCCAATTCACGGAACATCCTTTACAACGCATCCACCATCGAAGACGCTGTCTATGCCCTGACTGCTGCAACAGATGCCAGAATCATTGGTAAGGCTCGGGAAATCCATGCTGCATTTGGCAATGGTGTTGGTGACGGGGGTGACTTCACGGCATCTGCTACTGCCGGTGTTGTATCGTTTGGTGACGTTATCACCAGTGAAGAGCATTTATTAAATGTTTTCATGCGGTCTACCCGGACAATCAATAAGCTGGTTGTTCACTGGACTGCCACATATGTGAATCAGAACATCACTGTTCATGACGTTGACGACTGGCACCGGAATGGTAACGGTTGGGCGAACGGTATTGGTTATCATTTTCTTATCTTACGGGACGGGTCCCTGCAAGTCGGACGCAATCTCGATATTAATGGCTCGCACACACTTGGGGGGCATAATGCCAATTCGGTCGGGATCGCATTTGTTGGCGGGTTTCTTAATCATTCTGGTTCTGGCTCTACAGACTTCGGGGTCGGAAGTCTCACTGCCGCGCAGTTCCAAACATTTAATAGCTTCTTACGCCAATACGGGCTGGCGTACCCAGATAGCGTATATTTCGGACACAGTGATCTAAGCGCTGGCAAGGTCGACCCCGACTTTGATGTTCGTTCTTATGTTGCGGCCCAACAAAGTATTAGAATTGTTCCCGCGGCAGAGCCTACAGTAGCCGCCCAGACCTCACCTGTGCCCACTGGTGCGCCTGTCACGGACTCGGGGGGTGTTGTTGTACCTGACGCGTCCAAGTCACTGGACACCTCCCTGTTGATCAAGTCTATTGGGTCTGTCCCTAAGCTTGTGGATGCTGGTGAGGTTGATGTTGGTGATTTGATCATTACGCCACCGGTCGATGATGCGACAAGCTCTCTTGACCTGAGTGGATTGGTGACCAATACGGCGTTGACCGCTGCTTTGGCGGGTGTTGGTGGTGAACCGGTGTCTCTTGATGACCTTACGGACACCAGTTTATTATCCCCCGCTTTGGCGGAATACTTAAAATATGATGGGGCTAATTGGATCAATGCAACCATAGATTACGCAGACATCGTAAACACTCCTACGCTTGTCACAAGTTTAAATGATTTATCTGACCTCACTATCACAACTCCGGTAAGTGGTCAGGTCATGCGTTATGACGGTGCGGGGTGGGTCAACGCTGTTTTGGATTATGCTGACTTGACCGGTGTTCCGGGTGCGGGTGATTTTGTTGACCTGACAAGCAACCAGCTGACAATTGCGGGCAACAAGAATTTCACCGGAACTGTTTCGGTTGGAAGTAGCAATGTTGTCACTGTCTCTGATTATACCGCAACTGATGTTCTGGCCAAATTGATTACCGTCGACGGTGCCGGATCATTGTTGGACTCTGACTTCCTTGATGGTCAGTCGGGTGGATTCTATCTTGCGCTATCAAACTCCACCGGATCAACAACAGATATCACCGAGGGAACCAACCTTTACTATACAACAACTAGAGCAAATACAGACATTGATGCCCGGGTTACAAAGATATTTGTTGATGCCCTGAATGTTGATGCAGACACTCTGGATGGAAATGATTCAAGTGCATTTGTTCAAATTGCGGGCACACAGACAATCACGGGTGCGAAGTCATTCACGGCGGCTGCTCAATTTGCAAATGCCGTTGATGGTATCATCATTGATGGTGCGACCGGGGCATTCGGTGTATTGAATGCATCCTATATCCGAAGAGATTCTTCTTCCGGTGATCTGATTATTGCGGCGTCAAGCAACACCGCAACCCGGGAATTGGTACTTACATCACTTGCGACTCGATCCGATCTTGTTATTGATAGCTCGGGTAATACAACAGCCAACGGTGATCTGATAGTCACCGGTGACCTGACAATCAGCGGTACAACCACATTCATCGATACCAATACCCTGAACATCAGTGATAACATCTTCACGCTCAATGTTGATGAGGTTGGAGCGCCAACCCAAGATGCGGGCATGGAAATCGAACGGGGAACATCCCCGAATGTCAGCCTTCTTTGGGATGAAGCTGCCGATAAATGGCAGCTGACCAACGACGGTACAAACTATTTCAATATCATCACCTCGGATGACTTTGGGGCGGGGTCCGGTATTGACGCTGATCTGTTCGATGGGCTGAATAGTACTCAATTCTTGCGCTCGGATGCCGATGACACAACAACCGGTGTTCTGACTGTACATAATGCGGCGGGCTTCAATGTCAAGCGTGATGATATTGCAACTGCTACCAATACCCTGAACATTGCCCAGACAGCGGATGTTGAGGATGATTCTACTCGCTTCAAACACAGTGTTGTTACAGGCGGGTTCCTGTTCCGTCCAAATTCCACAACCGACACTGTCATCTTCCATGGCAATGGCGATGTGAACATGACGGACAATCTGATGATCGGCGGGACTGGAACACCCGATGCAACATTACATGTATTTGGTACAGGTCTTACCGGTGGTATTTTTGTTGAGGATAGTTCGGGGGCCAATGCGGCACCTGTCGTGAGAGTCCGGGGAGAGCGATCAGACCCCAATGCCAGCCAGAGTTTTTCGGGGGCATTACTTCTTGAGAAGCTCACCAGTGGTGCAAAAACCCTTTCGGGCAAACATATTGGTTCCATCTATTTCGGGGGTAACCATACGGATGGCACCGAGGGTAACATTGCCTATGCGGCTTCCATGGTGGCTGTATCTGATGGAGACTTCAACACTATCAATGATATGCCAACTGCTTTGGTGTTTCGGACAGGAATTGTTGGCCAAGCATATGGCGTAGCGAATTCAGACTATGGCACAGAAGCCATGCGGATTGGTAGTTCCGGTCTGGTGACTATTGCCAGTGATGCGCAAGCCGAATTCTTCATTACTAAGTCCGGTTCAAACAATGTCGAATCACGTTTGGGGCCTTGGCAGAATAATGTGACCAATGCCGTATATTCCGGGTTGATGGCTCCGAATGGCAATTATATTATCATGCACGGGCAGACGGATACCAACACATATATCTCGACATCGGTTGCGGGCAAGAGTGTGAACATTCGTCCCGGAACAAATGATACAACCGGGGCGTCGTTAGTTGTTAGCCCATCATTTGTCAAGGTCATTGATGCAAATGCGACTGCGACTGCAGGTTTCCTAGTTGAAGGCGGTGGTGCTGGTGGCCCAATGGCGATCTTCCGTCGGACTGTTGGCACTGTATCGGATATTACTATTCACGGTCTTGCTGGTCAACCCAATATATCATTTGGTATAACCGCCGGTGAAAAATTATGGTCTATCGGAACGGATGGCACTGATTTCAAGATCGTTAAGGCTACTAGTATTAGCGGGTCGAGTGAGTATCTTAATCTAGACGCTACGATGCTCACATGGAAATCTACCACCGTGCTTGGTTCGGTGGCTGGTAACACAACCGAAATAACGATCATAGATGGTTCGGTTGGCAATCGTGCAAAATTAGTGGTTCTGAATGATCGAGTGTCTGCAGGTGCTGACTGGACAACATCAAAACTTAAACTCCAGAAGCGCGTTGATGTCTCCGACCACTCATATATATCTCTCGGGACAGACTTTCATAATAATGGTTTTGGGTTTGGTAATGGGACGGGTGCCGAGCATACCTATTCTACCAGTGTTGGGATTTGGACATACACCGGTAAGATAAATGCGAATGGTGAAATAGATATTAATGGCAATAAAGTCTGGCATGCGGGTAACGACGGAGTCGGGTCTGGTCTCGATGCTGGATTACTTGACGGACTGGCCCTCGTCTCTACTGCCGCCACAATCAGTACCGTGGTGGGGCGAAACAGTACGGGTGACATACATTGTCGGCTTATTCGTTCGGACTTCGCAACCCAAACAACTACCATTGCAGCCACTGCTGCTATTTGCTTCCGGAATAGCAGCAGTGGATCTGGTGATAACTTTATGCGGACCTGCAGTCGTACCGCTTTTGCGGGATATTTGGCGGGGGAAGCAATAACATGGACCGCCAACCAGATATTTAATGACAATGTTCGTGTGATTCTGGGTACTGGGTCGGACATGCAGATATATCATGACGGAACAACGAATCGAATAGAACTTAATGCGGGCAATCTAACCATTAAGGACGGCGCAACACTTCGATTTACCTTTGCCCGGACTACCGGAGATTTCACAGCAACGGGTAACGTCACGGCTAACTCTGATGAACGCCTAAAGAATATTTTAAATATTTTGGATCGTCCGGCGTTGATCGATAATCTGACGGCCTATGAATACACATGGAAAGACAGTGGCCGGAAGGGTGTCGGTCCTACTGCCCAAGAAGTTCAAAAACATGGTTCAGAATTCGTAATTGCGAATGATGATGGAATCCTGTCTCTTGATTATGGCAAGTATGCCGTCGCAGCCTTGTACGAAGAAAAGAAAAAGCGTGAAGCACTTGAAGGTGAAGTTCAAGCATTGAAGAAACTGGTCCAGTCAATCTTGGATAGTATATAAATAATCACATGGAGAATAAATCATGGAATTAGAAAATTTCGAGTACCATTGTCTTGGATTTGACCCCGAAACCAAGACAATTACTTACATATTTGTGAACCCTTTTCGGAAACCAGAACACGGGAAACATCCAATTTTTGATGATAGTATCCGAGGGGTCGACCTTATCGAAAATGCTGATGGGTCCCTCAATATGGCAATGTATGACGAGATGTTATTATCCGTTGCAGAAAGCGTGTTCAATCAGATGAAAGCCATGTTGGTTCAATATGATCTTGAGAATACCCCTGTCGATAATGTTGCCGAAATCATAAGCATATTTGGCGAAATGCCCCCGAAAGGATAACCTATGGCTCTTCAATCCAGTGGACCGATTAGTATCAATGACCTCAAAGCCGAATTTGGGGGAACTGCTCCCGATGGCTTGGATGAATATTATCGGGGTGGGCTTTTGGTTCCAGATATCCCAGCGAATCTTCTAATTCCTACGTCGGGTGAAATAAGTCTTATTCTTTTCTATGACGCATCGGCAACTTAATCAACCCATATAAATAACAATAGAGGCTGATATGCGCCTCGTGAAAACACCATAAAGAAAGAATAAAAAATGTCTGAAGATACAAATAATGACCGCGTCAAGTTGACCGAAACAGAATTCGGTGAACTGAGTGCAGCGCTACAAGTCTCACAAAATGCACGTAACGAAGCCGCACGGGCTGAGGCTGCCATGGGCACAGTTGTGCGGCTGCTTAGTGACCGTACAGGTGTCGACCTTGCGGGCTCACAATACCAACTCCTAACCGAAACTCACGAACTCGTGAAGGCCGAAAGCCCCGAAACCCCGTAGGACACTAAATGACCCTCCAGACGACAGGTATAATTAAATTCTCCGAAATTCAAACAGAATTTGGGGGGTCCAACCCTATTTCTCTATCGGAATATTATGGGGTGGATACTGTACCCGCGTCTGGGATCATTGCGATGTCTGATTTTTACGGCACGTCGAGTAGTGATGTGACCGCAACGTTTTCGTTTAGTCCGGCTACTTTAGGGCCGGAAACTGGGAGTGCTTCTGGTGCCATTGGTGGCATCAACACCACAATTTCAATTACTGTGGATGATTTCACCATTGATGGGGCCGTAACAGTAAAGCTCAATGGAGTATTGAAAACATTCGGCGTAGCGTTCAATGCAGTTGATGGGGATGTAATCCGTATTGACTACACACAACAGGGTGACCCGCCGGATTCGTCCCCCAATGGTTCTGTCACAGTAGTGAATAATTCCGATGGTGGGGCAACGCTCGCTATCCTATCACTTACCACATTTAGTGCACTCTAATGGAAGAAGAATTTGGGGATGACCACACCGGTGAGGGAATAGTTCCACGAATTGGCGGCGAAGTCCCGGAGGGATTTCAAGACCAAGCCGGTGCCTTACCTAAAACTGAATATAGTGGCCAGCCCGACATAAACAATCGGGCTCGCTCTCGTTTGACCAAGGGTGGGAACAATAGGGGAACAAAGGGCGCTCGAACAAAAAGCCGGGATGCCCAGTTAACCAAAGACTCGGTCAACCAACCCAACACTCCCTCACAAACTCGCTACCCCCACAATCATGTCACAGAATCAACGTCTGGCCACATCCATGAGGTTGATGACACTCCCGGTCACGAAAGACTGAACTGGGAACACCAGACAGGCACCAAGATTGAGATGGCTCCTGATGGGTCCATGACAACTGTCATCGAGCGTGATGCATACACAATCATTGCGGGGGATGATAATGTTGTCATTCGAGGTACCGTAAATATTATTATTGAATCTGATGCATCTATTCGGGTGCAGGGTGATTGTGATATGCAGGTGGATGGTGATCATAACGTGCTCGTACAGGGTGACCAGAACATTGAAGTACAGGGCAACCGTACTTTACGTGTCCATGGAGATGATCAAAACACTACGACCGGCACGCGTTTACGCCAGACACGGGGGTCTGTCACAGAACTCAATCTTTCTAACTATCTTGAGCGTACTGTGGGAACACACACCGAAGAATATGGTGGGGATTGGAAGGTCACCACTCAGGGGTCATCTATCATCTTGTCCGAAGGTCCGCTGGAGGCATCATTCTTTGGTGGGTTCCTGAACATGAACGGGAAGAATGCTACCGGTACAGTTGGAGCCGGTAAGATCGAAACCAAAAATTATTTTGGGGATGACTGGACAGGTGACAATGTATTCCTGACAGCAGATTTGCATGCTCGGGGTGATGTTCACGTCACCGGTACGGTCAATGCTCCTACATTTGAAGGAACAGCCAAGAAGTCTGACTTTGCTCTCACTGCGGGATCGGCCCCAACCGGTGCATCAAGCCCAACCACTCCGGGGCCGGTGGCTCCTACATCAGGCAGTGCCGGGCCAGCCACAACCGAGACAGCGACCGACGTGACCAACACTTCCAATGAATTCATCGTCAATATTGATCGAACCGAGCTTTCCAATTTCAATAAACGGCCACTCAATACTGGGGAAGTTACGAGCCGAGCAAGAAATAAAAGTTTAATGACCGATTCTAAATGGCTGCAGGACACTGTCAATAGTGGAGCCGCCAAGTCATCTATCGGAGGTGGTTCCGCCCCGGCGACCAAACGTACCGCGGCGGCCAATACTGTAAAGACCGGGACCAATCGCATCGGGACCAAGGCAGTAGACAAGACCTTCACAGGCAAAATCGGTAACAACCTTAGGATCTTATCGATACCAGAGCAATTTAAGATAACCACACCAGAACGTGGTACTCGGCTGTCACCTCGCTATAGGGTTTCACACCTTTTGGCTGGTGACTCTGAGGGTGGGCAATTCATAGATCAGGTAGGACTGACCAAACAACAGATCGCTGAGAACATGCAATTGCTCTCATTCAATGTCTTAGAATTGCTTCGTAATAAATACAAGGACACCTTCAATATTTCGGAGGGTCTGTACAATTTATTACCCAATGAGCAGCTGGACAGTGATTCGATCAACGTTGAATTCGCGCAAGGTCTGGCTGTTGGAATTCAGTTTCCTGACCACCCCAACAGTTACTATTTTGAGGTTGCGGGATGGATACAAGAGAACCTTGTGTTTGATAAATTAATTTTATCTTACATCGACTATGACCCGTCGGGAGTCAATGAACCTACCTTGGTAATTTCCATCAAGAACGGTGTGAATGCCAAGACCATCAGCACTGAATTCAACCACGTAAGTGTTGGTTCGGGCCTTAGCGATTTATCGGAGTAGAACATGCGTAAACTTATAGATTCAGTTACTGAAGGTATGCTCAATGAACGTGCCCGTGAAGCCAATATTATCGCAGCTGTAATGCAGCGGGGAAATTATATCAATCAAAATTTGGAAGAAGTTCAGATTAAGACGTTTCAGGATTTTATGCGGTTTATCAATGAGCGCTTTACGGTTCGTGATGTTGGTGAGGGCGCTTTCTCTGTTGCCAAGGTTGGATCAAAGAAAGCTGACTTTGTGCTTAAGGTAAGTAAGGGTGAGCGGGTTGCTGCAAGTGATTCATGGCCCGGTTTTGCCAAGATGGCAATGAAAAAACATAAGACCGATTCTCTGTACCCTAAGATTTTGGCACTGAAGGAATACGACAGTGAGAAGTTTGGATTCTTTACTGTCGGTCTTATTGAGTTTCTTGATATTGATGAGAATAGAGCCGCGAGGGCTGGCGTGTCACCCCGCCGGATGAATATTTTTAAGGAACTTTGGATTCAACACACCAAGGGCACTCTGTCAAAAGTTGAATATGAGACAACCGAGCGTGACGTTCAAGGATTCTTTGGGGTGCCATTCAAACAATTGGGTAAGTTTTTGGTGGACATTGCCCCGATTGGTAAACAAGACATTCATGATGGCAATGTCGGATGGCGCAAGAATGGTGAATTTGTTATTTTTGATCCAACTTCATAACAGGATAAGACATGGCTACAACACGTAAATTTGCGGCAGACGATGCCAACCTCAATGTAGGTTCAATTGTTACTACCCGCACAAAAAAGTATAGTGACATTGATCTGCTCTTTGGTGTGAATTCCAATACAGGGGACATCTTCATTAAGAAAGATGCTGCCGCTGTAAAGCAAGCAGTCAAGTCTTTGATCCTCACAAACTTCTATGAGAGACCCTTCAAGCCTACCCTTGGTTCGGGTGTGTCGGGCCTTCTGTTTGAACTGTCTGACTTCTCTACTCTGGGTGCAATTGAAACCTATGTTGAATTGTGTATCAAGAACTTCGAGCCAAGAGCAAAAATTATAAATATAACTGCAGAAGGCGATCCTGATCAAAATTTCGTCACTGTTGAAATAGAATTTCAGGTCGTCACCCTGACTGAAACCATCACACTCGAAATTGTTCTGGAGCGTCTAAGATAATCATATGCCAAATTTTACAACCACAGAGCTAAGTGTCGACGCAATCAGGGCATCGCTTATTGTTCATCTGAAAAATAGCGGCAAGTTCAATGACTTTGATTTCGAAGGGTCGGCAATCAGTTCCCTCCTTGATATACTCGCATACAACACACACTTCAATGCCCTGAATGCGAACTTTGGTCTTAATGAATCATTCCTTGATTCAGCGCAATTGCGTGGCTCTATCGTTTCGCATGCGAAGCCTTTGAATTATCTCCCCAAGACCAAGACCGGGGCCACCGCAACAATTACTGTGACACTCCTGTCTGTCCCTCCGGGAACATCTGACATCACAATCCCCAAGAACACAAAATTCTCTACGTCTATCGATGGTGTGACCTATTTGTACCACACCTTGGACGAACATATTGCCAAGTCATCTGATAACTATTCTGTGACCGGAGTGGTGATTAAGGAAGGCCAAGCCAAAACCAAAAAGTTTTTTGTTGATGCTGAAGTTGATCAGTATCCGGTATACGTTATTCCTGATGAGAATTTTGACAGCGGGACAGCGACCGTTGCCTTGTTTGAGGGATTTGGTTCGACCAATTCAATCACACTGTCCCTCCCCGGAACCGTAAGCACACTTGACGGAACTTCAAACATTTATCTACTACATGAGGCCCCCAACGGCTTCTATGAAATCTTCCTTGGTGATGGTGTTATGGGCGCAAAGCCTGCCGAAGGATCTATCTTACAGATCGATTACCTGTCTTCCAATGGTGCGGCATCCAATGGTGCGTCTGTGTTTTCCCTGTCGGGACAGATTGCCGGGTTTGCGGCTAGCGTATCCACAACCACCAAGGCCGCCGGTGGCGCGGACAAGGAATCAATCGAGTCAATCCGCTTTAATGCCCCCCTTGCATTTGCTGCACAAAATCGTGTCGTGACTGTTGCTGACTACCGGGCACACATCTTGAATTTCGCGACATTCATCGAGTCCATTAATGTCTGGGGGGGAGAAGATAATCCCGAAAGAGAGTATGGAAAAGTTTTCATTGCGATCAAACCTGTGGGGGCTGATGCGATTACTGCCACTCAGGAATCACAGATCAGAGTAAACGCTTTGGATGACAAAGCTATTGTCACAGTCAGGTTTGAATTTGTTGACCCAACCTTTGAATTTCTGGTCATCAAAATGAATTATCTCTATAACCCATCCAAGACAACGCTCACCAAGCAACAGATTGACAATGCGGTCAAGGATTCAATCGTCAAATATGGCACAGACAATCTTGTCTCATTTGATTCACCCTTTCGTAAATCAAACCTGACGACCACAATTGATGCGAGTAACGATGCCATTGCATCATCAGAAGCGGATGTTAATGTCCAGCGTAGATTTATTCCTACACTTGGCGCAAAGGATTCCTACACCGTAGAGTTCACCCTTCCTTTGGCTCCAGTAACCAGACAGCCGGTTATTGTATCATCCAACGCTTTTGTCTACACAATAGATGGTGTCAATTTTACCTGCTTTCTTCGCAATATCTCAGGGAAATCTACTCTTGAAATCTTTCGGATTTCAGGAAGCAATGAGATTATTGTGGTTGATGATGCAGGACAGATTGATTACGCCAATAACTCAGTTGTAATCAATCCATTCCAGCCTACGGCATTTGGTTCCGATAACTTCGTTGCGATCACGGCTGTTCCTCTTGACGATTCCACTGTCATGCCACTTCGAAACATGTTGCTTCGTATTGAGAATGATGCTGTGGCTGCCAATGGTGTTGAGGACACAACTGCTTAATGGCCGATCCTAAAAACAATCACTCATCATTTGCGAGTATGCGCAGGGATCGTGTCAAGGACACCATGCCCAGCCATTTCACATCCCAGTATCCAGAGTTTGTGACATTCATCGAAGAATATTACAAATTCATGGCTGTGACCGATGGTGCTGTTCATAATATCAATGAGATTCGTGATGCCCGGAATCCTGATGCCGGGGACGAACACCTGCTTGGTGAACTCCGTAAAGAATTTGGGGCAGACTTCCCAAATCTCACAACCATGGATGAATCCATGGCCCTAAAAGTTTTTATTATTTGGTACCGGTCCAAGGGGAACGAAGAAGGCATCGAGGGTTATTTTAGACTCTTCTTGAATAGCGAGGCTGAAGTCAGCTATCCGGGGGACAACATGTTGCGTTGTTCGGATGGTGTCTGGAACAACGCAATCAATGACTGGACCGGCGACAACGGGAAACTGTCCGAAAGCACCATGGTCATTCAGGACTCACATTTTTTTCAGACACATTCATACTTGATCAAGTCCGGTGTATCCATCGTCGATTGGGGTGACATCTACAAGAAGCTGGCGCATCCGGCTGGTTGGGAATTTTTCGGCGAAGTTCAGATTAAGGCCTTTGCCCAATTTGAACACCTTGGCAGCACGCCAACGATCACGCCGGGACTTCAACCTGTCGGTGTTCCGAACCGCATTCTGTTGGCTTTTGCCGAATTCAAAAGCAAGGCAGAGACCCAACAGGTCACAAAGACATGGGTGCCCGACGTGGCCGTATGGACAAAGTCAAGAGACTTGTCCGATGTTGGAATTAATATTCTTGGATCAACCTATACGTTCGGTGATATAGGCAGTCTCATCATTCAGGATATCACTGATGGGACAATAAAAACCGACATCAGAGAGCCTGCCAGAATTACCATAACGCCATAGTATAAATAGACCTAAAGAACCAATACAGGGAAATAATAATGACCGCTATCATTACAGATCAATTTAGACTTCAGCAGTTGAAGCTGACCAAAAGTCGTTTCGATAAAGCCGAAGATTTATATTATCTCGGGATCGGACGTTCGGAAGCATGGCCTACCGAATCTCTTCCTCCGGTGCCAACCGTGGCACCCAAGAACGAACTGGACACAAGAAATTCTATCCAGTCTGTAAAGAAATTTTCCAATCTGGCATTTGCGGTTCCGCGTTATAACTGGATTGATGGCAACACATATGTTGCATACGATAATAACGATCCGGACCTAGACACAAAACAATATTATGTTCTCAATCAGACAAACTTTGCGGTCTATATCTGTTTGAAAGCTGGGAGCGGTACATCTACAGTGGAGCCAACCGGGACTTCTACCGGGGTTCCTGTTGCGGGAGGTGATGGTTACATCTGGAAATATTTGTATACGATTTCTGCCGCCGATGTCACCAAGTTTCTCACAACCACATTCATTCCTGTGTTCCGTGACACGGCTGTTGCCGCGGCAGCTGTGCAGGGGGCGATACACAGCATTGAAGTTGATGCCGGAGGGGCAGGCTATGCGTCTGCCCCTACTGTTACCGTCTCAGGCAATGGCACCGGTGCCACCGCGACCGCAACCATTGTCGGGGGGATCGTCACAGACATTACGGTTACCGCGGTTGGTTCGGGATACACATTTGCGGTTGTTACTGTGTCGGGTGGAACGCCAAGCACTGCCGCGACACTGCGGGCGGTTATTGCGCCGGAAGCGTTTGGACGTGAAGTCGCTGCTGTTACTGTTGTTGGTGGTGGCTCTGGCTATGTTGCGCCCCAAGAAACCTTTGATGGTCTGGATTTAGACCTTACGTTCACGTTGTCGAGTGGGGCCATTTCAAGTGTCACAGTCGTCAATGGCGGACACAATATTACTGTCGTATCGTTCACCGATACAGGTGGGGCCGGTGCCGACCTCAGCTTTGAATTTTCGGCTCGCAAGGGTGGCTTTGGTTATGATCCTGTCATTGAACTCAACGCGGTTTTCCTGATGTTCAATATCGAACTTGTTGGTGCTGAAGGGTCTGGCGATTTCATTATCAACAATGACTATCGTCAAGCAATTATTGTCAAAAATCCTTTGTCCACCGCGACGGCGCAAGTGGCATTTAATGATGATACAGGCATCGCGCTTCGGTACCTCACTGTGGCTGCAGCTGGATCATGGGTTCATGACGACTTGTTAACCGGTGGCACGTCTGGGGCTAAAGCCTTTCTTGATTTTTACGATTCCGCGACTGAACGTCTGTACATTCACCAAACTGACGTGACTGGGTTTGACACCTTTGTTGATGGCGAAACTTTGACCGGTTCTGGTACCTCTTCGGGTGCAGTTTCAGCAACAGCCGGGTCTGCTGATAACGCTGCCGAAGTGGATAAATACACAGGTAATATACTTTATGTTGAAAATCGTGTTGGAGTGTCCCGTGCAACCGGACAAACCGAAGACATCAAAATGGTTGCGCAGTTTTAAAGGATACTCCCCATGACAAAAAGGATAGTTGAGGCATCACTTAGTGGAATTGAAGTTGAATCTACTGATGAATACCAGATTACCGTCAGCGCGAACGCTAACCTTATTCGTATCACGGAGCGAGATTTCTCAAACCGGTCAACAGATGTAGTAGAGTTTTCCCCTAAAATTGCGGGCCGTTTCAATAATGCTGTAATACGGGCAGCGAAATTAAGAGGTAGTGCTGAAATTGAGATCGCCTCGACAAGTTTTTCTCAGATTGTCGTGAAGAAGCGTAGAGGTTTAATTCGTATAATTAAGAGAGACCTTGAGAACCGTAAAAGCAGCATCGTAGAAATCGGTGTACAAAACATAAAAAGATTAACGGCAGCGGTGCGCAAAGTAGCAAGAACCCTGAGGCCATCCAAACCAACTAACGAAAGAACAGGGACAAACAAAATGCCATCATACAGAAATATATCCGAAGCCGGTAAAAGAGACCAATTTGGGCGCCTGCCACCCAAAACTGGTAGGATTGGGCGAAAAAGTGTGGAAGGTTTTGATAGAATAACCACAGTTACTTTGAAGAGCGGTGAAGAGCTAAGACTTTTTAAACAAGAGATCAGAGAAATTGTAGCGTGGGTTAAAAAGTCTAAGCAGGGCGAAAGTATTTCATTCCGTACTGAAGATGACAGCATACCAGAAACGCGGGTTTCGCTGCGCAGGGGTAAGATATTCTTGGACCAGCTTGGTAGTGTCATCTCTTTTACATTGGAAGAGCTAATTCAGCTTCGGGCGTTTGCAAACAAAAGCACATTGGATGAAAGCGTAGAGCACAACACCCATGCGTCTCTTATCGAAGCCGCCAAAACTGGCAGGATTGGTAAAAAGAGTTTATCCGGTGACGGTAAAATAACCACAGTTACGGTAGGTCGGAGCAAAGTAAGACTCTTTAAACAAGAGGTCAGGGAAATTGTAGCGTGGGCCAAAAAGGCTAAAAACGGTGACCGAACTTCATTTCGTGTTGAGGTGTTCGATACACCGGAAACGCGTGTCCAGATGAGTAAGGGTAAGATATTTATGAGTCAGGCTTCTGGTGGTGCCATTTCTTTTACATTAGAAGAGCTAATTCAGCTTCGGGCGTTTGCAAACAAAAGCACATTGGATGAAAGCACAATTAACGAAAGAACTCTTAACGAATCTCCCGAGCTATTCATTAAAAGTAAATTTGGTAACCCAACACTTCGTGTGACAGTCTTTGATGAAGTAACCGACATTGAACAGGGAGACGCGGAAGTATCGTTAACGAAGTCTGAAATCGCAAAAACTATTGCGTTTCTCCGTAAAAACTTAACCAATGAGGGAGCCGAACTAGTCATTCCCGGTAGGTTTGGTAATGATCCAACCGTCCTTACAATTTTTGACGAACTGGTTGATATTGATCAAGGGAACAATGTTGTTTCCATAGAACTTGATGAATTGCTCAAAGTTCAGAAGTTTGCGAAAGCTAACGCGTTAGACGAAGCCGTAGAACACAACATCCATAAATCTCTTATAGAAGGCGTCAATGAAGTCATTGGCAGTAAAAGGAACTAAAAATGTCAAAAAAATTAAACGAACTACACCGGAAAGCTTCCCGTATCATCAGGGAGATCAATGAAGCACTCAATGAAGGCACACAAACCCATTTCATGAAGTTTTCTTTTCCGGCATCACAAAGAGCCAAGCTTACAAGCTTGGCTAAATCTAGAGGCCCGGTCACCATCACCAAGAACAAAGATGACGACAAAGACGAATTCGAATTCATTATGACTGGCACGAGACGTCAAATTCAAGGTGTTCGGCCATTTGTGGGAAAAGATGGCGGCTTCAAGAAGCTTAAGACTAAACTCAAAGTATAGTATAACATAAAACAGGTAATATAAATGGCTCTCGACTTAAGCACATCCCCATACTACGACGATTTTGACGACAACAAACAGTTTCACAGGCTGTTGTTTCGTCCGTCGCGTGCTGTTCAGGCCAGAGAGCTTACACAGCTTCAGACCCTTCTTCAAAATCAGATTACAAAATTTGGGGAAAATATTTTTATTGACGGGTCTGTTGTTATTCCGGGGGGTACGACTATTGATACCCTCTATGAATTTGTCAAGCTAACAGAAACTGATATCAGTACGGCTATTGTGGGGGACACCCTGACCGGCTCGACTTCGGGGATCACTGCAAAATTGGTACAAAAGGTCGAGGTTGATGGGGGTGACCCAGCCACATTCTACCTGCAATATACAAGTGGTGGTAATGGTTCTGGTCGGTTTGTGGACGGCGAGAGTATTGTCGTGTCCGGCACCGGGTCTGGTACATTTACTGCCGCGGCAACGGCTGCTACGGGACAGGGCACAAAAGTTAATCTCGACAAGGGTGTTTACTTTGTCAAGGGTTTCTTTGTTGTGGCCACAACCCAAAGCCTGATCATTGAGAAGTACGGTATTCCGACAGGCACACAAGAAATTGGACTGATTGCTCTTGAGAGTATTATTCAGTCTGCGACTGACACGTCTTTGCTTGATAATGCCGCCGGGACCAATAATGAAAATGCACCGGGTGCCGACCGGCTGAAACTAGCCATGACGCTGATCAAGAAAGCCGACACAACGTCGACAGACGATTATTTCACGGTTGCTACACTTCGGGATCAAGTTATTGTTGAACGCTTTGAGCGGACTTCCTACGCCATTCTGGGCAATGAAATCGCTCGACGGACCCATGATGAATCTGGTGACTACACTGTTGACCCATTTATTACACGAGTTGAAGCCCATGCATCAGATGTCAATAAGCTGACTTTACACTCCGATCCGGGCCGGGCATACATTAAGGGTTTCCTTGTCGAGAAATCAATCTCTACTGCCGTGGATATCGATAAGGCTCTGACGACCGACATCAAGAACAACGGTAAGATTTCCGCGTCATTTGGTAACTATGTTCGGGTCAATGCCCCCACTCGTCTGGATGTTCTGGACATTTCCACCTTCCAAAAAATATATCTCTATGACAATGCTGGAACAGAAGTTCTGGTAGGGTCTGCCCGTGTGCGTTCTGTCAGTAGAGAAGCTGGTGGGAAGTACCGCATATATCTGTTTGACGTTGTTATGACCTCCGGTGGTTTCAATGGCGTACGGAAGATTTCTGATCATGCCACTGTTCACGACACAGGTACATTCCAAGCCGTATTGATCGATGACACAGACACAATCATTGCAACCAACATTGCGGCTCTCAAAGAGACAGCAAATAATAATCTTTTCTTTGAAGTTCCATTCGAACGTATCAAAGAGGTCACGGACATCACTGTCCGGGTCCAGCGTAGAGTAACAGACATCACAGATGTTTCCGGGGATGTCACCTTGGATACCGGGGATGCTAATATTTCATGGGAAGCAACATCAGATTGGATTGTCATCAAGAATGACGGTACGATTACAACGCCTACATTTGCGGCGACCGGTGCCCAGACTATTTTGGTTTCTGGGTTGGATGTTTCTTCGACATATACATTCATTTCGTACGTCGATAAAACCACCGCAACAACCAATGCACGGGCCAAGACCCTCACAACTGTTACTGACAGTGTGTTGACTCCATCGGGTGGCAATGTTGATTTAGCCCAGTTCGATATCTTCAAGCTGACTATCGTGAAAGATGTTGATAATGCTGATGCAGACATCACAGCGCGATACACACTGGACAATGGGCAACGGGACAACTTCTATCAGGAGGGGCGTTTACTTCTTAAGACCGGTCAAACTGCCCCAACCGGCAACGTCAAGGTCACGTTCGAATACTTTGGCCATGGTGCAACTGGTTCATATTTCAATGTAGACTCTTATGATGGTTTGGTTGCTGCCCAATCCTATGGTGCCATTCCTTCATACACCTTGAGTGATAGTGCTAAAGTTCGATTGGCCGATGTGTTCGATTTTCGTCCAAGGCGAGATGACACCAATGCAAATTACTCTGGTGCTGGTGCAGTCGTAAACGAACTTCCAAAGATCAATGAGACCATTCAGGCAGACATTGAATATTTTCTTCCTAGAATTGATACACTCTATGTAGATTCGGCAGGAACGTTTGGAACCATTAAAGGTAATCCAGACCTTGAGCCGGGCGCCCCGCCCCTACCAGTCAACGCTATGGAAATCTATCAGATTAAATTGAGCGCTGGTACTATTGATGAGAATGATGTGTCTCTCGCCTTTGTTGAGAACCGTCGTTACACCATGCGTGATATCGGTCAAATCGAAAGTCGGTTGGATCGCATTGAGGAATACACAACACTTTCCCTCTTGGAGCTGAACACAGATTCCCTTGAAGTTCTTGATGCCGCTGGTAACAATCGTTTCAAGTCTGGCTTCTTTGTTGATAACTTCCAGACCCATTTCTTCTCTGATACATCCAGTCCAGAATACAGGGCGTCTATTGATCCTGAACAAGGCTTCATGCGCGCGGGCTTCTCTGAGAGAAATACTAAAATGTTTTTTCAGGCAACGGCGTCTGATTCCAGTGTTTCGAGTGGGGTTGTTCGTAAGGGTGACTTTCTTCTCTTGTCTTTCACAGAAGAAGATTTGGTGATCCAAGGTCTGGCGTCTTCAAGCGTCAACGTCAATCCATACAACGTCATCACAAATATTGGTGGTATTCGTTTGTCGCCATTGACTGACGAATGGCGAGACGTTGAAACCACAACCACTAGTGTCACTGTTCAGGAAACAGGAAACATTCCAACCACCAGTCCAGTACAGGGCAACAACTTCAATAACTGGCGATGGAACTGGGCTGGAACGCCTGTTGGTCCCGCTGTTGATGCGTTTACGGGCAACATCCGCAATCAGACTAGATTCTCATTCCGACGATAGGTATTAATTAATGGCTACGACCACAACAATTACGCGTAGACTCCCCGGTGGTATTCGGGAAGTAACTCAAACCAGATCAGTGAATATCGTATTCGTACCATTCATTCGTTCTCGTAAGATTTACTTCCGGGTGCAGGGATTGCTGCCTAATACGAAGCACAAGGCATTCTTTGATAATACGGATGTGACAACATTTTGTCGTGAAGAAACTTTTGTTAATATTTCAACAGTAGACAATCAACCTTCCAGTAATGAATGGTCGGATATTACCACACACCCCGACACAGCCAGCGATCTTATCTCGGATGCCAATGGTACTATCGAGGGTTCATTCCATCTGCCTAATACGACAGCCACGCGGTTTCGTACCGGTACCCGTGAATTTAAATTGCGGGACTTCAGTGCGACCACAGATATTAATGCAACATCAAAAGCTTTTGCTTCATACACAGCAAAAGGAACCCTTGAGACTATTGCTCGTACCATAACAACGTTTCTGCCTGAGCCGCCACCTCCTCCTATTCGTCGTGTTGATCCGGTCGCGCAAAGTTTTCTGATTGAAAAACTTGAGGGTGGTTTCGTCACTTCTATCGATCTTTTCTTCAAGACCAAGTCTTCGGCTGTGCCGGTGCGCTGCCAAATTCGGGCCATGGAGAATGGTTTGCCAACAGATCGGGTTTTGCCGGGTGCGGAAATCTTTGTTAATGCATCTGATGTGAACATTAGTGCTGCCCCTGACGTCAACACCGCAGCAACATTCACCACCTTCACATTTGAGGCTCCGGTATTTCTGGACGGCTTCAAGGAATATGCGATTGTTGTTCTGGCTGAGTCGGATGCTTATGAAGTGTGGACCGGTGTGACCAAAGAATTTGTTGTAGGCTCCACAACAAAAAGAATTATGAAACAGCCTGCCATGGGTTCTTTCTTCAAGTCTCAGAATGGTTCGACTTGGACACCAGATCAAAGTCGGGACTTGATGTTTAAGGTTAAACGCGCTGTGTTCTCAACCAGTGTGGATGGTAATGCATACTTCGAAAATACGGGTGTGCCGGTTCGGCGTCTGGTATCTTCCCCAATCGAGACAACCAATGCAAGCACCACCATTAGAGTGCGCCATCCTGACCACGGCTTGATAGCCGGTGACTTAGTCACACTGTCTGGGGCCGTTGCTGTAAATGGTATCACTGCCGCGCAAATCAATGTGCAACAGACTGTTGTTGATGCTGCCGATATTGACAGCTACACGGTAGTCACTGCAGGCACCGCTACATCATCTGGTTTTGGGGGTGGCACTGCCGTTCTCGCACAAGAAAATTATCAATATAATATTGCATTCCCTAACATAAATGCAATGCTTTTGCCGGGCTCCAATATTGCTTGGACTGCCAAGACAACATCAGGCAAATCAGTTGCGGGGTCCGAAACTGCTTATCAGAAGACTGCAACATATACAGCGATTTTACCGAACGATAATAACACATTCAACACGGCACGTCTTGTAGCTTCTGTTGAAAATCAGACTGCAAGTCTGGGTGGCCAGCGGTCCATGGCACTCAAGGCTGTCTTGACCACAGATTCCACATACCTTTCACCAGTGATCGACCTTAGTCGTATGTCTGTGAACCTGATCGGTAACAGGATTGACCGCCAAGCAGCTGCGCCTGCAACAGGCTTCAATGTGCCTGCGAATTTTGTAGTCGAAACTGATGCAGGTAACGGTTCTGGTATCGCCAAGCATATTGTCCGTCCAGTCACATTGGAATCTCCTGCCGAGGGTATCAAAATTCTGATTGCAATCAATCGTCCGTCAGACTCTGAATTTGATACATATTATAGAACACTTCCCGCTGGTTCTGATGCTGCGCTTTCTGAACAAGCATGGATTAAAGCAACAATTGATGAAACAATTCAAACGGATGACGACCCAACAATTTTCCGTCAATATGAATATACAGTTGATATACCGACGGCACCATTCACAACATTCCAATTAAAATTTGTGATGTTAAGTAAGAATAGCGCCAATGTTCCACAAGCAAAAGACCTAAGAGTTATTGCATTGTCAACCTAAGGACTGAGTCATGCCACAAGTAGAGGGTCACCCTAACCTATTCATGAATGATCAAGGGGTCATTATAAATAGAGATGTAAGTGCGCTAGCAAGGGCCAAAGCACGCCGTGCTCGACGCGAAGCCGAACAAAATGAGATCAGTGAATTAAGAATTGAGATGGCCGAAATGCGCAAGATGATATCGGCGCTTTCGAAGAATCAAAAAACCACAGGAAAGTAATAAATGGCTGATCGTAACATGCAGGTTTCGGACTCAATGGAGTTATTCCGAACTACCTATAACCTGACTGCTACGGATGTCGGGGACATTGCTGTGCTCGCAACTACAGCCGTTGACTTGGTTGACGCTGTTAACGAACTCCATGGCGAGGTTAATACCAACACAACTGCTATCGGCACACTTACATCTTTGAATGCGGCTATTTTGGAAACCGATTTGGTCACCGCGATCAACAATTTCCACGGAGACTTCACAACCTTTACGGGTGAGGGTACAGTTCTTGATACAACTGCAGCTAATCTTGCTGCAGCGGTCAATGAAATTCATGGTGAGTTCAATACTCTGGACGCATTTGTTAGTCAGGGTGTAATCGACACGACGGCAACAACAATCCGCACTGCTGTTAACGAACTCCATGGCGAGATCAATACCAACACAACTGCTATCGGTACGCTTACATCTTTGAATGCGGCGATCCTAGAAACTGATCTTGTGACAGCGATCAACAATTTCCACGGAGACTTTACCACGTTCACTGGTGAGGGCACAGCCCTTGACACAACTGCGACCGATCTAGCTGGTGCCCTCAATGAAATTCATGGCGCAGTTGCCACAACAGAAGTCCAAAAGGACGCTGAAACACTTGCGGCTCTTCATGCTCGGACTGGTCTGCTCTCTGCTTTGGACGCTGGGATCATCGGTGCAAATGATGATAATCTGGTTGCTGCCATCAATCATATTCTTGGTCTTACACAGGTTCAGGAAACAAATTTTGCAAATCCTGTTACATTCTCTGCTGATGTAGACTTTGCGACCAATGTAGACATCATTGGTGCTCTGACATTTGATGGGGCCGGTCCGGCCATCACAGCTATTCTTGACCAAGACAACATGTCTGGGGATTCTGCAACCGCGCTGGCCACACAACAATCAATCAAAGCCCATGTGGCCACAGTCGCAGCTTCTATCGACGCCATCACCTTGGGTGGGTTGGCTTCATCTGCATTCCTTCGCTCGAATGCAGATGATATCCTTGATTCTAATTTCCACCTTCAGATTGGTACTGGTTCTGGTTCAATCCAGATTGAACATAGCTCTGTCGGCAACATCACAACATTCACACCCAACACCGGGATCGCCCTAGACACCACAAAAAGATTTTCTTTTGATGGTGATGAAGACTTCTGGAAGTTTGGTGATAAACTGCAGGTTGGGGGTGTCCTTGATGTACTGGGGGCGTTCACGTCCTTGGGTATCGATGACAATGCAACAGCCAACAAGATCACGGTTGCTAACACACTCATCACATTAAAGACAGCCACACAAGTACAGGGGAACCTAACACTCACGTCTGGGGTTATTGCCGTTCCGTCCGACTCAACTGTTGGTAATGGTGCTGGTGAGTATATTGATATCGATGGTACCAATAACGAAACCAGTGTAGTGGCTGGAAACGTTGAGGGCCTACGCGCGACAGCAACAGCTGTGGACCTTAGATATGCCGGTGTTGTTAAACTGGCAACTACTACCGGTGGGGTTGCGATCACTGGGGCGGCCACATTAACGGGTAACCTTACATCAACATCCACCACATTCCAGCTCAATGGTTCGGAAGCAAACGATAAAATTATTTTTGATGCCGTAAGTGATTCAATCGCATTATATGGTAATGACCTACTTTCTGTGCGGGCATCCGCCACAGACGCCAAGTTGTACTATGCTGGTTCTGAGAAGTTGGCCACCACAACGGGTGGGGTTAGTGTAACCGGAACCGTTACTTCTACTGGCAACATGATTATACCAGCGACAGGTAATATTTCCAACGGTGCAAATGAAAAAGTTCTGTTTGGAGCTGGTACTGTTGCTGTTCAAGTAGACAGCATTTCTATACTTGATGTTACAGCAACGGCTGTTAATCTAAACAAGAATACAAATGTCACAGGCAATCTTGATGTAACCGGAAATATCACCGGAACATTTGTTATTCCGACACTGGCTGATCTGACTGTGGATAGCCTGACTGTTGTTGACGCCATCAGCTCTATCAGTCTTGCCGCTACCGGCGAGATGGATAATGGTGGGGACGAAAAGTTGGCATTTACGGCCACGACAACAAGTCTTTGGGCTGGGGGTGTAAAACGCCTTGAAGTCGGGGCTGCCACAGATATCACTGGTGACCTTACCGTGTCCGGTACCATCAATGGTACTATTTCACAGGTTGCCTTTGGTAATATCACAACAGGCACAATCACGGCTTCGGGTCGGGTCACTGCAGCGGGTGTAACGCTTTCTTCGGGGGATCTTATTCTTCCGGCGACGGGGCGGATTACCAATGGTGGGGACGAACGCATTGAGTTCGAAACAACTACCATCGATTTCTACACCGGGAACGGCCTTGACTTCCGGGTAGGCTCAACCACATCCAATTTCTTTGGTATTCTTAATGTCTCCGGCGTGCTGCAAGCTGCCGGTGGGCTGACTGTTACGGGCACAACAACGCTGCCATCCA